GATGCGTATCTACAAGTGCATCGATATGGATAACAAAAAGGCTGAATATAACAAAAGATTACAGGAGGTATTACTTGATGAACATAGACGAAAAAATCCGCGAAATCGCCGTTAATACGTTCCCCGACTGGTCGTTTGTCTTTGACGACTGGTTTGGTGCGGACAAGACAATCGGCAAAGTGAAACTCCCCGTCGTGATGGAGTTATTGCCCGTTGCAGGTGCAATCACGTTGCGAAACGGGCAGACGCGCAACTCGCAGACGTGCGCAATCGCATTCCTCGACAGGGTGCGTCGTGATGCAATGGGAGGCGACGAAAGCGAGGTGTATAATCGAATGGTGTTGGCGGCTGAAACTTTTATCCGCGCCCTCAACGCATCGGGTTTCTTTGAGCAGATAACAAACGTGACGTACTATGTCGTATATGAACAGACGGCGACCATCGTCACGGGCGTGTATCTTGACTTAACGCTGACGGAAGTTGTCGGGAGGTGTTGAGGATGGAATCGTTCGACCCCCGTATGGGCAGCGTTATCGTTGCCGAGGAACTGGAGTTACTGAAAGGGCGTATTATCGCCAATATGCACGCGCAGAACGCCGTCGCAAGCGGACGAACTATCCGCAGTCTAAAAGTCGTTCCCGAAGAATACGGGGCGGCTCTTGTGTCAGAACAGCAAATGCCGTTCGGGGTGTTGGAAACTGGTCGTCGTGGCGGTAAAATACCGTGGGGCTTTGCAGGTATCATCTACCAATGGATGCAGGACAAGGGCGTTCACGGAGAAATGGAAAGACCATTCCGCGTTTATCTGAAATCGGCGAATATGTACGTCGAAAGGACAAGGCACTTCAAAACGCAAGAACAGGCAGACCGCAGTATGGCGGGCGCAATCGCCCACACCATCGCCAAGAGCGGCTCGTCGCTGTATCGCAAGGGCGGTCGTGACACGATATACTCGCAAGAGATACCAAAGACGATTGCACGGATAGAGGAGAAACTATCGCACTTTGTCGAGGCGGTCGTGATGGAACAAATAAAACTTAACAAAACAGGAGGACAATAAATGAGGACAACAACAGGCACTTATTTCACGCTCAAATACCCCGACGCCTTGTGTTTCGCGTTCAACCCCGTTACTTTCAAGGCTACGGACGCAGGAAACGCAGGAGTGAAGGAACTGGAGGTCGTCGCAACGACGGGCGGCAAGAGCGTGACGGCGAAATACTACGGATATGCAGGGCAGGGCGTTTTTTGCGATGTGGAGGGAATCGTTCAGTCGTTATTCAATATCGACACGGCAATAGACTACGCAAGCAACGACCCGACCAGTTGCGGCAGAACTATCACGTTCGACGTTACCGCCATCGACGCGACTGACAATAGCGAGCAATTCCACGTCAGTTCGTTCGTGGTGTGGGGCGGTCTTAACTCCGACGGGCAGGATGTTTTCAACGGGTACAGGCGCGTCAAGTGGTTTGCCGACTACCCGTTCACGATGGGTTTCTATTCGGGTGGCGCAGGGTCAATCCTCTTGAGCAAAGACGAAACCCTCACGCACTACGCAAGTATTTCGGGACAAGGTATGTACGCCGTTTCGCAAGACGAAATCCCGTCGGGTGCAAACTATTCTTTGATATACGACTATTCGGGAACGCTCATACAGGCGACTTTCGACAACACGTTTGACCTCACGTTTTATCTTGACCAAAACGTGCCGCAGACACTCGTTATGAGGGTAGACGTGGATAGATGCCATTACGACGACGTGGTATATCTCCGTTGGATAAATCGTCACGGCTTCTTCTGTTACTGGCTCTTTGAGAAGCGCACGCGGCAGAGGGTGACACAGAACGTTATGGACTTCACGCGCGGCGACACGCAGTCTTACGAACTGGGCACAGGCTATCAACGAGGCGCAGGACGGCGACAGGCTTTCACGCGTAATGACGTTCTACCCGTATGCGTTCCGTTGGTGGATGCAGAAACGTATGACTACATCTTCGACATTGCATCCTCTCCCGTTGTGGATATGTATGCAGGAAAGGACGAGAACAATAACCATCGATGGGTGTCCGTAGGCGTACAGGCAGGAACGTACACCGAAACCGATGACCGCTTGCAGAACTTTGTCGTTAATATCTTGTTACCCACAATTCCCACGCAAAGACTATGACGCAGACTCTCTACATCGACGGGCAACTGGCGGACATCGACGACCGCCTAAACGTCGCAATGAACATCAAGTCGAATTTGTTGGGCGATATTTCGCGTATGGCTGCGAATCATACCTACACCTTGCAACTACCTTGCACGGCTCACAATCGCGCGTTAATCGCCAATTCTGACACGTTAGCGGTAACGACATCGTTCCCGTATCAATACCACAAGGCGGATTATTATCGCAACGGCACGCCAATCATTCAGAACGGAGTTGCCGTTTTGCTCTCCGTGACCGACACGATTGAGATCTGTCTAACGTGGGGCGTGAGTACGCCGTTATCGCAGTTTATCGCATCGGGTGCAACGTTACGCGACCTCATCGGAAACGAGGTAATCGCATATCCTACGCACCCCGTCGTAACAAAGTGGGGCGTATTCATTGCCGATGGTACTTACGCGCCGTTCTATGCGGATGCAGACTACCACAAGCCACTCGAAAGCGACGAACAGGAGAACCACGCACGTTCTATGGGTTGGAACGCATCATACAACCGCCCCGTCGTACGCGTTCCGTGGCTCTTGCAGAAAATCTCCTCAACGTTCGGGGTGTTCTTCAACTGGGCACAGGTGGCGCAGGATTTACTCGACGTGCTTTGTATTCCGTTAATCAGCGACAAACCGAACGACCTCACGCTTACGACATCGACCATCACGCTCGGCGCAGGAACGCGCACAGGCTCACGGACGTTCCTGTATGCCATCAGCGTGGGAAGTGGGAGTAACGTGTTCAGTTCGTGGGACACGAATAACGCCTACGTCGGCACGTCGAAAACGATTACGCTTTCGTTTGACATAACGTTGAATAACATAGACGCGGCAACGGCGACGGGAATAGCCGCAGAAACGTATATGCAGGTCAGAATAAACGATAGTGGCAACTATTCCGAGCCCGAAGAACTGCAAATGCCGTTCCAAGTCGTTTCCACATCGGGCAACGTTTCCACGCTGCAATGCAAAGGCACGCTCGACGTTGTACTGGGTAACGGGCAGGGTATCGCCATCGAATGGAACTCGCGCAGTATGTTCTATTCGTTGAACTCCATCGCGGCAATGCTCACGGGAAACGTTATCAATGCCAACGACCAAACCGACCACGTTCAGTTCGGAGGCAACTACCCAATTATCAGCAATCTTCCCGACATCAAGATTCTTGATTTTCTCAAAACGTTGTGCGCAATTTGTGGCGTGTTCCCGAAACAGCCAAAGGGCGACACAATCACGTTCGTGCCGTTCGACGTACTGGAGGGTAACAAAGACTATCCCGTAGACTGGACGGACAAGGTTATCCCGTCTTATGAGTTGGAACGCCCGAAGACGACGCAGTATCGCGTCAGCGAGTGGGCGCAAAAGAACTGGTTTCGATGGAAAAAGGACGACACCTACGCAGGACAATACGACAAGCCCATCGAAGTGGCAGACAAGACACTCGACGCAGAGCGCGACCTTTTCACTCTGCCGTTTGCGCCGTCGATGTGTTCGCAGGTCGGTCGGGCACTCATCCCGATTTGGGAACTCAACAACTACCTTGAACTCCAAACGGAAACGCCCACGCCCACGCCGTCGTACAATATCGAAACGTGTGAGCCGCGTTTGTTGGTTGCAGTACCGAAGAACTCGCGGCGTTACGTCATAGGAGGCGACGACAGCAATAAAGACGTAATGCTCACGATGCAGGGTTTGACGTTCGGCGAGATAGTGGCAAATAAGTACAACACGCTTGCAATGATGTTGAACAATGCCCGCGTCGTGACGGAACGGATGAGGCTCAACGACGGCGACCTGTTGCAGTTCGACGAAACGACACCCGTTTATCTCGGACAATACGGGCATTACTTCGCAGTATTGGAAATCAATGCCGACAGCGATGGAACGGCAGAAGTTCAAATGATTAAGTTATAGGAGGTTTTTATATGGCAGCAAACTATGACAGCCAAACGCAGAAAATTATCGACATTCGCGTAGACTACGCACAGGCGGTCGAGGGTATCGCCAAACTACGTGAGGAAATAAAACGACTGGAGCAGGAGGAAGAAAACCTAAAGCAGTTCACGAAAGAAGATGGCGCGATGTATGAGGAAGCACAGGCGCAAATCGAAGCCAATCGTCTTGCAATGCGTCAGTATAGAGAGGAAATCCGTTATTTGCAAAAGGAAACGCAAAACGAGATACGACAGCGTGAACAGCAGGACGGAAGCCTCCAACAACTACGCGCGGAACTCTCCAACGTGACACGCGCCTACGACCTTTTGAGCCGTGAGGAACGCGAGGGCGCAAGGGGTAGGGAACTGGCAGAACATATCAACATCATTACGACGGAACTAAAGGCGGCAGAAGCAGAAACGCAACGTTATTACAGGAACGTCGGTAACTACGAAAACGCCATACAAAACGCGTTGGGTGCGAACTCCAAATGGATACAGCAACTCACGATGATTAAGGACATAACGGCAGGAGGTTTGAAACAGGGTTTGACGATGGCAACGCAAGCCGTGTCCGCGTTCGGCAAACAACTCCTTACGTTACTCGCAAATCCCATCGTGGCGACACTTGCTGCAATCGCGGCGGCTGTGATGGCGGTTTCAAAAGCCATTAAGTCAAGTGAACAAAACACCCAGTTATGGAATCAGATAATGGCTCCGTTCCAACGTGCCTTAACTGGCATCCTTAACGTAATACAAAATATCGTTACCGCCATCCTTTCGTGGGTGCAGAACGGCGCGAAACTTGTCGGGTGGGTTATGACGATGATGGAAAAGTTACCACTCATCGGCAATTTCCTAAAGATAATCAACAACGAACTACGCGAAAGTATCGCCATCGCGCAAACTGACGCAGACCTCGCAAGAGAACGGCGCGATATGGAGGTGCAGAACGCGAAAGACGAGTTGGAAATCGCAAAACTCCGTAAAAAGGCTGCATCGGAAGCAAAGAGCGACCGCAAACAGCAGATGGAAGACCTAAAGAAAGCCGACGCACTTGAAAAAGGCATAATGGAACGGCGAATGAAGTATGCGCAAAAGGACTACGAAAACGCAAAGAAAAAGGCAGAGCAATCGCAGAACTCCGCAGAAATCAATGATGAACTCGCACAAAAGCAAGCCGCGATGTATCAAGCGCAAACGGCATACTATACGGGCACAATGCGAATGGCAAGTCAAGTCGCTACGGCAGAACAATCACTCGCAAAGGATATGGCGGCAACTGGCAACGCAGCAGAGGAAGCGGCGCGAAAGATTGCAGAGGCAAAGAAAAAGGAGTTGGACGCAGTACGCAGCGCGGAGGACGCACTGGTAAAACTCATCAAAAACGAGTACGAACGCCAACGCGCGGAGATTAACATTTCGTATGAGCGTAGAATTGAAGACCTGCGCCTACGCCTTGCACAGGAAAAAGACCTCACGGCAAAGGCACGCGAAGCGATACTCACGGAGATTGCAGCGCAAGAAAAGTTGTTGCAAGAGGAACTAAACAAAATCTCCATCGAAAACCTTGAAAAGCGTGTGCAGCAGGAGCAAGAGCGTTTGAACTACCTGTTAGAGATTACGAAAGACGACTGGCTGAAACGGCGCGAACTGACCTTGCAGCAGATAGACGCAGACGAGGCGTTGCAGGAAAGTCGCATCGCAAAGGAGATACAGGACGAGCAGAAGCGTTCGGAAGTGCTCACAGCGTTACACCTTGCAATGGCGGCAAAACGACAAGCCGTCGAAATGGAGTTCGAGAAACAATATCAAGACGCGCGTATAAAAACCCTTTCCGCAGACTACGAAACCAAAATCCGCGAGGCAGGGGAGAACGAACTTGAAGTCGAACGCCTAAAGGTTGAGGAAAAACTCGCCATCCTTGAAAACTCCCACCAACTGGAGGGCGAGAGTATCGAGGCGTGGAACGAACGCAAACTCCAAATGGAGCGCGACTACCAAGACCAAAAGAAAGTCCTCGCAAAGAAAGAGGTAGAGATTGAAACTGCAAAGGCAAAGGCAATCGCGTCGGCGGTCGGTGCGCTCTCTGACCTGTTGGAGGAATCCGCAGAGGATAACAGGGCAATGGCAATGGCATCGAAAATCCTTGCACTTGCGGAGATTGCTATCAATTCGGGTGTCGCCATCGCAGCAGGCATCAAACAGGCGCAGTCAGTTCCGTACCCAGCAAACCTCGCAGCCATCGCAACGACCATTGCGACCATCCTCACGGGCATTACAAGCGCAATAAAGACCGTCGAGAGCGCGAAGTTTGCAGGTGGTGGACTGGTGCAGGGCGCAGGAACGGGAACAAGTGACAGCATAAACGCAAGGCTTTCCAACGGCGAAAGCGTAATGACGGCAAATGCGACGACGTTGTTTACTCCTTTACTCTCTGCATTGAATCAACTGGGCGGCGGCGTTCCCATCGTGGCGGCAACACCTCAACAGCAGATGGGCGAGGATATGTTGGCGGCAGCCGTTGCAAAGGGTATGGCACTCGCACCGCGACCAGTCGTCGCCGTTACGGACATCGCACGGGCTGAAAGGCGCGTAGAAGTGATCGAAGACGTGGCAACATTATGACGCACTACGAATTACTCAAATCGGGCGAAAGTTTGCTCAACACCATCCGCAAGAATGGCGTAACGGCTGACGATGTGCAGTACCTTGAAGTCTACGAAAACCTTGATCGTATGGAACGCGAGGGGCACAAGAAGACTTTCATAGTCGCGTACCTCTGCCAACAATACGAAATGAGTGAGGCGACGTTGTATCGCGTAGTAAATCGTATGAGGCGCACGATAACCGCGTTTTAATGCGTTCTGCCGCGTTATCTTCCGTCGGGTGTGTATGTTATTGCCCGTCGCATTTTAACGCGTTAGGCGCAAAATTCGGGAGAAATAAGGAAATCGGGGTGGAAACACCCCTTTTTTCGTTGTTTTATGTAAAAATATGTATAAAACAGGGTGTAAAATATTAAAAAGTATTAAAAAAACAAAGATTTCTTGTTAAATATTTGTTTTATAAATAGTTTTATTGTAATTTTGCAACGTGAGATTAAACAAACAAAGTTATAAACCAATTAAACATCAAGAGTTATGAAAACATTTAATGAAATTATCGAGAATCTTAAACCCGAGCAAAAGCAACTACTCGCAAACGTGATTAATTATGGCAGTTGGGGGAATTGCGACACGATGTTCGGAGAGGAGTGCGTTATGGTTTGGGGTTACATCACCGATTTTGCATATAAGGGCGGTCATTTCGAAAGACGCACCATCAATAACAGACTTCGTGCGCTTTATAAAGCACTCGGAATGGAGGGAGATAGAAACTTCAAACAGAATGAGTGTATGCAATGGATGTACGACTGGTGGGAAAATGGTTCGGGCTCAATCCTTCTTATTAGAGAGGATATGACGGACGAGGTTGAAGCGTGGGCAAAAGACTTCAAATAACAACAACAAACGGGAGGGGCAACCCTCCCACTAATCAATAACCCATTAAACATCACAACAATTATGAGAACAAAGAAAATTAACGTCGTGTTTGAGGAAGTCAAGGTGGCAGTCTTCGACGTGGACTTGAAAAACCTTGAAAATTATATGGATAAGTTCCTCGCGCTCAAAAACCACCAAAGGCACACCGATGAAATCTTGGAAGTGCGCGGTTTCGATGGCTCAAACAAAGTGCGTATCGTTATCCTTCTTGAAGAGGAAGAGGAAATGCAATACTGCGTGGACTTCGTAGAGCAATTCGGAGAGATAACAAGCAAAGAGATTGAAAACGCGTGGATATTGAACGACAACCTCCATCCGCAAATTTCCTACGAACTCAACGAAAGAGGCGAATATCTTGACTGGTACGTTTACGGACACTAAACAACCAGTAACCACACATCATCAAAGGAGAGGGTAAAAACCCTCTCTTTTTTGTTTTAACGGGTTTTCTATACCCGACCTTATAACTTACCCACATTAACCGCGAAAACGCGTTAGAACGCAAATAAAGGGCATTACTCGCAACAAAAGCGAGTTGAATTGCTTATCAGAAAAACACATTCCACGATTTTTTGTCTTATCTTTGCCGTACGAAAACCGAAAACGTATGGCAACACTAAAGATTTACAACGATATTCAGCGCGAACAGGACAAGGCGGTCGCGCGTATGTTCGGCGGCACGGAGGGGACTTCTTTTGCCGACATCGACGCGTTCTGCCAGTCCATTCCCGACGAGGATAACGCCATCGACTTGCGGCTGCATTGCGACGGCGGTAGTGTGACGGAGGGTTGGGCGATTTACGACCGACTACGCGCCACAGGAAAGGAGATAACCGCAACGGCAGAGGGTAATTGCGCAAGTATGGCGACAATTATTCTGATGGCAGCCCCGAAGGAACGCCGCAGAGCCTACGAAAACGCTCATATCTGCGTGCATAACCCGTGGATGTGCCCGTGGGGACTGGGCGACGCAGTAACCGCAGACGACTTGCAGAAGTTCGCCAACGACCTACGCAGCGAGCAAAATAGGATGGTCGATTTGTACGTCGAACGCTGCGGCTGTGACCGCGAGGAAATACAGGCTCTTATGGACGAGGACAAGTACGTCGACGCGCACCGCGCAATGGAACTGGGTATCGTCGGCGAGATTGCGCAGCCTATGAGCGCAGCAAAAAAACCAATATCAACCCAAAATAACAAAGAACAGATGAACGACGAGAATGTGCAGGTCAAGGCAAGTGTCCTCGACCGCATCCTTGCAAAACTCGGTTTGAAGTCGATCGAAGATTTCAAGGACGAGGAAATGCAGGGAATGGACTTGAACACCGCAGACGGCAACACCATCCGCATTGAGCGCGAGAGTGGAGAGCCGCAGGTCGGTGACGTTGCCTCGCCCGATGGCGAGTGGCTGATGCCCGATGGAAGTACCATCGTGATTGAGAACGGAGTCGTCGCAGACATTCGCCCCAAAGAAGAAAACGCTCCCGAGGGTGAGGATAGCGACGAACAGAAAGGAGAAGACGACCCGACCACGGAACTCGACGACCGCGACGAGGAGGAGCAGCGTTTGCGTGATCGAATTGCCGAACTGGAACGGGAGAACGAGGAACTACGCCAACGCCTACGCGAAGCCGAACAGAATGGCAAGACGGAAGACGAACAGCATATCCTCGACCTTGTGAAACTGGCAGGTGGAGAGAAAGCCCTTGCAAAGTTGCAGTCGAACTACAAGCCCGAAGGCAGACAGCCCAACGGAAAACAGGCGCAGATGCGTTCCGAGGCAATGACCGCCGACAGCATCGCAGCCGCCTACAACAAGGCATACAAGAAAAACAAGTAAACCAACAAACAAAGGAGAAAAACAATGGCAAAGTATTTTCAGAACATTCCGCTTGAGCCCGAGAACCTCGAAAGCCTACGGGATGCAATTATCAAGAAGGTCATCGACGACGAGGACTTGCGTCGTGTTGTGACTATTAAGCGCGTAAAGACTGGCGACCCTCTCGCAATCATCGGCGAAATGGACGCCGTCGGTCACGCTGGTGCAGGATGTGAACCCACCTATGAGCAGATCGGTATCGGCGACGAGTTGCAGCGTTGGGCACTCGGCGCGTGGGAAATCGCCCTCAAAATCTGTTACGAAGACCTTGAGGACACCATCGCAGAGTACAGCCTCCGCACAGGTACAGCCATCGGCGACCTCACGGGAACTGACTTTATGGCAATCTTTATGGAACTCTTGGTTACGCAGATTCGCCGTATGTTGTGGCGCATCATTTGGTTTGGCGACCTTGCAGCCGACA